TACGTTTACCTACTGATGAGCCAGAAGAAATTAAATATTTTAAACATCGCGGTAGCGGGTTTTATTAAGAGGTTAGATCATGGCAATTGAGAAAGGTTTGTATGCTGCCCCCGAAGGCATCGAAAGCGAAGAGATGGAAGAAGGGTTAGAAGGCGAGATGATGGAAGAAGGACTGGAGATAGAGATAGTCGATCCTGAAATGGTCACTCTATCTGACGGTAGCATGGAGATCACTATAATTCCGGGGCTTGAAGAAAGCGAGATGGAATTTGACGCTAACCTAGTAAATTTTTTAGATGAAGGACTTCTAAATGAGCTAGTGAGTGACTTAATAGGGTTAGTTGATTCTGACGTAGAGAGCCGTAAAGACTGGGCAGATACTTACGTTAAAGGGCTAGACATCCTAGGATTTAAGCATGAGGAGCGTACTACTCCTTGGCAAGGCGCGTGTGGCGTGAACTCTACTGTTTTAGCCGAAGCAGCCATTCGGTTCCAAGCAGAGACCATGAGCGAGACTTTTCCTGCCGCTGGCCCTGTAAGAGTTAAGATTCTCGGAGAGGAGACAAAAGAAAAATTAGAAGCCTCTGAACGCGTAAAAGCGGACATGAACTACGAGCTTACAGAGAACATGGTTGAGTATCGTCCAGAGCATGAGCGTATGCTATATAGCCTAGGACTTGCAGGATCGGCGTTTAAGAAGGTTTACTTCGACCCTAATATGGGTAGACAAGTAGCTATCTATATCCCCGCAGAAGACGTTATTGTGCCTTATGGCGCATCTAACATAGAGTCAGCGGAGCGCGTATGTCACGTCATGCGCAAGACCAAAAATGATGTAATGAAGCTACAAGTAAGCGGTTTTTATTCTGGGGTTGAGTTGGGAGACCCCGAACCGTTCCACACAGACATTGAGAAACGTAAGGCCGAAGAAGGTGGGTATGACATCACCGACGACGAGCGATACACTATATATGAAATTCATGCCGATTTAATAATCGAAGGTTTGGATGACGAAGATGGGATAGCAAAACCTTACATAGTAACCATAGAGCGTGGGACAGAAGAAGTACTAGCTATTCGCCGTAACTGGAACGAGGAAGACGACTTAACATTAAAGCGTCAACATTTCGTACACTACGTATATGTGCCCGGATTTGGCTTCTACGGCCTTGGACTGATACATATAATAGGGGGGTACGCTAAAGCCGGAACGTCTATTATACGGCAATTGGTGGACGCTGGTACGCTATCTAACCTTCCGGGGGGTCTAAAATCTCGTGGGCTACGCATTAAAGGCGATGATACTCCTATAGAGCCGGGCGAGTTTAAAGACGTAGATGTACCCTCCGGTAGCATACGCGATAACATAATGCCCCTTCCTTATAAGGAGCCAAGCCAGACTCTGTTAGCTTTGCTTAACCAGATTACTACGGAAGGTCGTCGTCTAGGCGCTATTAGTGACATGAACATTTCTGACATGTCGGCCAATGCCCCAGTAGGTACTACGCTAGCTTTACTAGAGCGTACGTTGAAGCCTATGGCAGCGGTACAAGCCCGTGTCCACTACGCAATGAAGTTAGAGTTTAAGATGCTCAAGGCTATCATGGCGGAAGAAGCGTCAGAAGAATACGCTTACATGCCCCATAGAGGTGAGGTATCAGCACGTCAAGCTGACTATGCTACGGTAGACGTTATTCCTGTTAGTGACCCTAACAGCTCCACTATGGCTCAACGGGTAGTACAGTACCAAGCGGTGTTGCAGATGTCGCAACAGGCACCCCAGATATACAACCTACCTCAGTTACACCGTCAGATGATTGAAGTGCTAGGCGTTAAGAACGCTGACAAACTAGTCCCTACGGAAGATGATGCGAGACCTACTGATCCCGTAAGCGAGAACATGAACGCCCTAACTGGTACCCCCATGAAAGCCTTCTTGTCACAAGACCATGAAGCTCACCTTATGGCCCACCAGTCATTTATGAAAGACCCAATGATTGCCCAAACCATCGGACAGAACCCCCAAGCACAGCAGATCATGGCTGCGCTACAGGCTCACATTGCAGAGCATTTAGGGTTCAGGTACCGCAAGCAGATGGAAGACAAACTTGGCGTTACCCTGCCATCCCCGAACGAAGAGTTGCCAGAAGAGATTGAGATTCAATTGTCTCGCCTTATCTCTGAAGGTGGTAAGCAGCTTACAGCCCAGCATGAGCAAGAGGCCGCGCAGCAGCAGGCTCAACAGCAACAGCAAGACCCGCTTATTCAGATGCAGCAGGCTGAACTACAAGTCAAGCAACAAGAAGTACAACGTAAAGCCCAGAAAGATCAGGGCGATATGCAGATAAAACAAGCCGAATTACAACGTAAAGTCCAGAAAGACCAAGTGGACGCCGCGATGGATATACAACAACTTGAGATAGACAAACAAGAGTTGCAAATAGATGCCCAGAAAGCTGGAGCTAAACTAGCCGCTGACAGAAGAACGGCTAATACTAAACTCGATCTCGACTTAATGAAGACTCAAAGCGAGGTCGCAAACAAACGTAACAAGGAATAAACATGGCTACTACCGTCTTAGACGTGCTTAAAAAGAAAATCGAGGATGACATGTCCTCCGCGCAAGAATTTCTCAGTAGTGGAGGAGCTAAAGACTTCGCCCAGTACAAAGAAATAACAGGAATGCTACGAGGTCTCACTTCCTGTTTGAATCATGTAAACGACCTCTCGCGTAATTATTTGGATGATGACAATGACTGATTTATCAATCGCAACAAAAGAAGCGGAAACCGAAGAAGAACTCGAACATCAAATCCCTGCTCCTGTGGGATACCGAGTCCTAGTAGCCATGCCGCAAGTAGATGATACCTACGGTGAAAGCGGCATCATTAAGTCTAGTAAGGAAATGCACAACGAATACATCATGTCTACCATCGGGCTTGTGCTCGACATGGGTAAGGAAGCGTATTCGGATAAAGAGCGGTTCCCTACGGGTGCTTGGTGTAAGGCTGGAGACTACGTTATGTTTCGTGCCAATACAGGCACACGTTTTAAAGTAGGTGGTGTTGAGTATCGTCTGATGAACGACGACTCAATTGAAGCAGTAGTAAGCGATCCTCGTGGCGTTACACGAGTGTGAGGAGTAAGTAATGGGATTTCAAAAAGTAGAGTACACCTTCCCTGATGATCAATCTGATGAAGGTATAGAAGTAGAAGTAGAAAGTTCTAGCGCCCTAGCTATGGGAGAAAAAGAAAAGCCAGTTAAACAAGAGCAAGATAACGAGGTTGAAGTTGAAGTTGTAGATGACACGCCTAAAGCGGATAGGGGGCGTAAAGCATCTAAACCCCCAGAAGACCTTACCGACGATGAGTTAGAAGATTACTCAGATAAGGTACGTAAGCGTATACAGCACTTCAGCAAAGGCTATCACGACGAACGACGGGCTAAAGAAGCATCTCAACGTGAACGCCAAGAGATGGAAGCCTACGCTAAAGCTCTTGTTGATGAGAATAACCAATTAAAAGGCAGTGTTGGTAAAAGCCAAGCAGCTTTGCTAGAACACGCTAAGAGAAGCGCTACCGGAGAAATGTTACTTGCAAAACGGGAGTATAAAAGCGCGTATGAAGATGGTAATGCCGATAAGCTACTAGATGCACAAGAAAGGTTAACCAATGCTAAGATAAAGGCGGATAAGTTAGAGAATATAGCGCCAGAGCCTTTACAAGAAGCTAAAGTTCCTGTACAAATACCACAAGAAGCTCCGACTCCGCCAGATGCCAAAGCGTCCGAATGGGCAAATGAAAATTCTTGGTTCGGTTCCGATGACGAGATGACAGCTTATGCTATGGGTGTACACAGTAAGCTAGTTAAGCAAGGTGTGGACACCACTAGCGATGAATACTACGAGGGCATTGATGCTCGTATGCGGAATACCTTCCCCGAAGAATTTGGGGAAATTGAAGAACCAGAGGTTAAGACAAGTAAGCGACAGTCAAATGTGGTTGCCCCCGCAACGCGGAGCACAGCACCCAAAAAGGTGCGATTAACGCAAACACAGGTAGCTATTGCTAAAAAACTTGGAGTACCTATTGAACTATACGCCCGAAAGGTTGCTGAAGAAGAGATGAGGAAAATATAATGGCTGATAACAGAATTAACCGTGAAAATACCACCCGTGAAAAAACGGCCCGTAAAGCAGCTTGGACTAAGCCGGAATTATTACCTTCCCCTAATCCTGAGCCGGGTTACGTATTTCGTTGGATTCGTGTAAGTACACAGGGTACTGTTGATGCTACCAATGTTTCTTCAAAGATACGCGAAGGCTGGGAGCCAGTAAAAGCGTCAGACCACCCAGAGATTACTCTTGTAACTATCGAGAACGAAAGGTTC